CTCTCTTTTATTTTTATGAGATACCATGAAGAACCGCCCGACAACTGGACGAACTACTACGGCAAGGTATACCGCTGCGACCATCCGGTCTACCGTGTTTCGACCCTTTACATGGAACGGGACAAGGGACTATGCGTCATCCAACAGCGCTACAACGAGGAAACCAAAGCGACCTACTGGGGGCCTATCGACCCGTGGCTGACCGACAAAATTTATCTGCGCATCGGATTCAAGGAGTATTTTGATGCTCACGCAAAGAAGAAGGACTCGCACGGGTACTTTCCGACGGTCACTGTCCGACAGCTCATGTGGGCGCTGCGGATGAAACCGCTCAAGAAAGAGCGGTGGGAGACCAGCTTTGACCATGTACCGATTTGAGGGCCTTTATTTTTTCACTGGACTTTGATATAATATAAATAGAAGAATTGACTGGAGGTGCTTAAAAATGCCTGTATTATGTATGTTTTACGGCATTATTGTTCGGATGTACCGCGAAATAGGCGGGAAGCATAATACGCCTCACATTCACGCAGAATATTCCGGACAGGAAATCGTAGTTGCTCTGGACGGAACGATTCTGGAAGGAAAATTTCCTAAGAGCCAGATGAAGCTTCTGGATGCATGGATGGAGATCCACAAGGATGATTTGGCGGCAAACTGGAAGCTCTTGTCCAACGGCGAACAGTTCTTCCGCATTGATCCTCTGAAGTAAGGAGTGACTTTTATGTTGCAGCCGAAGCTTATTAAAGTTGAGCCCATTGATTCACTGAAGCTTCGCCTCTATTATGAGACTGGAGAAGTGAAGCTGTTCGATGTGACACCGTACGCAACCGGCTCATGGTATGGGCAGCTGAAGGATGAAAACTATTTCAGAACAGTTCAGATGCTGCCAGGAGGTATAGGCATCGAATGGCCTGAAGGCCAGGATATAGCCCCTCATGAGCTATACGAAAACAGTGTCATAGTAAAGAAAACTGCATAAATCATTGATATTTTCGAGGAGAGCTTACGAGAGATCGCAGGCTCTTTTTCTTTTGCTCAAGACGCGAAAAAATCTCCTTGTATTATGGGATAAAGCCCGAAATAAAGGAGAACGTATTATGAACGAATCTATTTTTAATAAAATTTGGAACTATACGATTTCGGTCGGGCAGATCATTACGACATTCCTGATCGGGTGCGCTGTTGCACTCGTGATGTGGCTGTTCGTACAGATTTTCCGGCCGTCGAAAGACTGATATTTTTACGATAGACCGGCAAACGACGTAACATCGGCTTTATCTCGGGAAGAGCTTATGGAAACATAGGCTCTTTCTTTTTTGTCCGGCGCGAAAAAATCAGCCTGCTTTATGGAGGTAAGAGGGCTTACATTGAAAGGAGAAAAACCTATGATGAAAGCTATTAAGAACTTTATGAACAAACCGATTACTTGGGGCGACAGCTTTAAGTGGAGCGGCACTTTTCTGGGGCTGTATGCAGCAGTCATCGGAGCATGTGTTGCTTACGAGAAGTGGACGAACTACAAGGCTGAAAAGGAAAAGATGAACGAGATGAGTTATGCTGCTTTCATCTACCCGGAGAACAAGGAGGAGATACTGAATGAACTGGAACGATCATTCCAAGCTCGTAGGTCTGCACGCCTTTCTGGGTGCGAGTAAGTATCATTGGATAAATTATGATGCTGCACGCCTTGCCGAGACCTATGCCAGCTATCAGGCCAAGGAAAA